ATGTTGTTCGAAGAATTAACTGCAGACAAGATTGCAATCATTGACACGTTTGGAATGTCTTTGAACATCTTTTCAAGTGAAAAAGGTGCAACATTCACGAATGTTCGTGATTCAATTCGGATGACATATCAAGACACCATCATTCCTGAAACACAACAAATGTACGATGCAATCGGTCAACAAATTGGATTGACTAATGAAGGATTGAAATTGATTGCAGAATTTGACCATCTTCCAGTGATGCAAGATGATGAAGTTGCAATTGCAACAACCATGAAGTTGAAAGCAGAAACACTTGAAAAATTGAAAGTTCTTGGAATTGACATGACATCAGATGAAATGAAGACACTTCTTGGAATATAAAAAAACACTAACTTTGTAAACATGAAAGAAAATCAACTTTATTCAACAAAAGAAGCATTCGAAGTGAAAGACATGGATGCAACAAAACGTGAAGTTGCAATATATCTGTCAAAATTCGACATCCTTGATTCAGATTCAGACATCATCAGAAAAGGTGCATTCACGAAATCAATTCAAGAACATGGTGTGAATTCGACATCAAACAGAAAGATTGCATTTCTTCGATTCCATGACTGGACAAAACCAATTGGAAAATTCATTCAACTTGGTGAAGATGAAGTCGGTTTGTTTGCAGTTGCACAACTTGGAACATCATCACTTGGTGAAGATGCATGGAAAGACTATGAAGAAGGAATCATTCGTGAACATTCCATCGGTTTCAAATACATTCCAGACAAAATGAAGTGGATTGAAGATGCAACACTTGCATCTGGTGGTTTTTATGACATCAAAGAAGTTATGTTGTGGGAAGGTTCTGCAGTCACATTTGGTGCAAATGAATTCACAAATGTTGTTCAGGTCATGAAATCAGAAGAAAAAGTTGATTTTGCAAAGAAATTGTCATCAGAAATTGACCTTCTTGTGAAATCATTGGTCAATGGAAAAGGAACTGATGATCGATTGTTTGAAATTGAAATGAAAATAAAGTATTTGAACCAGCAACTGGTTTCACTTGCAGAATCTGAACCGATTGTCAAAGGTCATTCAGAAGTCATCAAGTCGATAACACCAGAATTTGACTGGTCATTTGTAGTGAATAGTTTAAAATAGTATTAATTTAATTAAAAAAAAATCCACAAAATGGAAAATTTAACACCAGAACAAGTTGTCGAAAAATTGGACAACTTAATCAAAGAAAAAATGACTTCAATGGTCACATCGGAAGAAGTGAATGCATTGAAAAGTGATGTTGATGGATTGAAAGGTCTTGAAACAAAAAGTGCTGACATCGAAAAAGCAATTGCGAAGATGGAAGGAAAACTTGAAGCAATGTCAGAAAAAGCATTCAAGAATGTTGCAAAACCACTTGGTTTCAGTGAACAAATCGTGAAATCAATTGAATTGAACATCGAATCAATCAAGTCAGGAAAGAATGTTGACCTTGAAGTGAAAGCAGACACAACAATTGCTGGTGACTACACTGGAACACGTGCATTGTCTGAACTTGACACTGATGTCAATCGTATTGCAAGACAAGTGAATTTGTTGCAATTTGCAGTGAATCGTGGAACAACGAATTCAATGTATGTGACGTATATTCAACAAACTGGACAACCAGAATCTGCATGGACTGGTGAAGCAATTGCAAAAACTGAATATCAAGCACAATACGTTGAAGTTTCAAAGCAAGTGAAAAAAGTTGCTGGTATCGTGAAAGTTTCAAAAGAAATGTTGTCAGATTTATCATTCATCCAGAATGAAATTAACACTGATTTGATTCAAGGTGTTTTGTCTGCAATGGACAATTCAATTTTGAATGGTGCTGGTGGTACAGATTTAGAAGGGATTCTTTCTTTTGCACCATTATTTTCTGCTGGAACTTTTGCAAATACAATTCCATATGCAAACATTCTTGATGTGATTCGTGTTTCAATTTCACAAATCGAAAGTGCAAAATTCAATGCAACACACGTAGTTTTGCATCCAGTTGATGTTGCAAGAATGCAATTGACAAAAACTTCAACTGGTGAATACACAACACCGATTTTTTATCCATCAATGAACAATGAAATGAAAGTTGCAAACTTGATTGTTGTTTCAACAACATATATGACAGCTGGAAACTTCTTGGTTGGTGACATGACAAAATCGAATCTTCGTATTCGTGAAAACGTGAATGTTCAGGTTGGATATGTGAATGATGACTTCCAAAGAAACATGGTTTCAATCCTTGCAGAAGCACGTGCAGTTCACTATGTGAAATTAAATGATGTGAATGCATTTGTTCGTGGAACAATTCAAACTGCAATCGTTGCACTTGATCCAGCAATTTAATTGATTTAATCAGTTAGAAAAGAAATAAATTAAAAAAGCATCACAATGAAGACACCAAAAAGACCTAAAAAACCGATTGACATCAGTATTGACACCAAAAATGTTGACATTGAATTCCATCGTGATTCAGAAGGAAATGTCAAAATCGATGTTGACACCAAAAAAGTTGATGCACACTTCACAAAAGATGAAGGTGGTCTGAAATTGGACATCGAAATTGATGATTTGAAAGAATACGAATTTGAATCATTTGGAAATAAACATATGCCGAAAGGAACAATCTGGAAGATTTCTGGTGAAATGCTGAAAATCTTCTTGAAAAGGGGACTTGGAAAACTTAAAAAATAGAAAAGATGTTTTTGACACCACAAGATTTCACTGGAAAATATGAATTGCACACTGGTCTTTATGACCAACCAAAGTTGCAAGACTACATCAACAAATATGAAAAAAGATATTTGATTGAATTGTTTGGTGCAACACTTTTTGATGACTTCATTTTTGACCTTGATGTCAATTTTGAACCAGAATCACCGAATTTCATTCAGATATTCAATGATTTTCATCAGAATGTGAATTTGTACCATTTGTTGATTTCAGAAGGAATTCTTGAAATGTTGAAAGGATTCATCTATTTTGAGTATTCAAAAGATCAGATGAACCAGCAGACACCATTCGGAAATGTTTCACAACTATCTGAAAATTCGAAGAAGGTCACCACATTGAATTCAATGATGTACACACGTTACAATGAATCAGTCAAGACTTTCGATGCAATTCGGTCATTCATCATTTTGAATTCGACAATGCATTTCGGTCAAGTCATTAATGTTGCACAAGGAATCAATTCTGGTTCTGCATACGTGACTGCAAACAATGTTCAGGTGAATCAGATTGGAATGACAGATGCAATGACATTGACAACAATTGGAACTGGATATGTGAATGCATTGAATGTTCCGACACTTGGTGGAAATGGAATCGGTTTGACTTTGAACATCATTCAAGATGGTTCAGGTGGAATCGATTCCTTCACAATTGCAAGTGCTGGTTCAGGATATGCAGTGGATGACATCATCACAATTGATGCTGGTGGTCAAGATGCAACACTTCTTGTCACCAATGTCATCAATTCATCAGTCGGTTCAGGTTTAACACTTGACATCACTGCAACTGGAATTGGTGGTTGTTTGACCTTCACACCAGTCAGTGCTGGAACTGGATATGTTGATGCATCAAATGTTGCAACAACTGGTGGTTCTGGAACTGGTTTGGAAGTGAATATTGTTGATGATGGAAGTGGTGGTATATTCACAATGATGATTTCACAAACTGGAACTGGATATGCAATCGGTGACACAATCACAATCACTGGTGGAAATGCAGATGCAACATTTGACATTGACACTTTGACAAATGGTGAAATCACTTCAATTGCAGTCAGTGAAGATGGAATCGATTATCTTGTGAATGAACAATTCATCATCGATGGTGGTGACAACAATTGCATGGTTCAAATCGTGAAAGTTGGTGCTGGTGACTTTCGAAAATACAATGGAACACAAAAACTTTTTGCTTACTGGATATGAATCAAGACCTTTCAAATATCATCCATCAGATTGTTCTGGACATCGACAACACAATTGAAGGAAAATTCGATGTTGTGTTGAATCGGACAAATGTCTG